GCGTCCGGGAAGCCTCTATCCTGCCCGGCTTTGTCGGCCCGGTACTGGCCCGCCACTTCGAGCACCACGCTCATCGCCTCGGCCGCGCGGCGGCAGTCGGCGACCAGCTCCGCCTCCAGCTCGTAGCCCTTCACAGGGTACGCCTCGGGTCACGGTCGTCGCGGCCGTTGATGGTGACCAGCGCCATGAGCAGCACGCCTGCCGCGCAGCCGACCGTGGCGCCGACAAAGAACACGAGCATGAGCGTCAGCATGGCGCGGCGTCCACGTACTCGAATTCGACACGGTTGACGGTCGCGCCCGGTCCGCAGCGGTTGGCCTTGCAGAACATCTCGACGAACTCAGCGGGTGTCAGCTCGGGAAAGCCTTCCCGGGCGCACTCGTCAGGACCGTGCGCAGGCAGCTCGTACAGGGGTTCCTGGCGCACGTCCGTCACCCGGATTACGTGCAGCCGCTTGACGTGTTCGCCCTTGCGCAGTCCCTGCGCCTGCTCGACGCCTTGCAGCAGCTCCCCCGGCTTCAGATTCCACCAGCCAAGGCGGCGCGTGACCGTCTTCTCGCGGCGCTTGAACGCCTCCGTGGTCATGCTGAACGACATGAGCTTCATACGGCTGCCCCTCCCCTCGTGAACGTGAAGTCGGTGTCACAGTCGAAGCACAGGCCCGGACCTCCGATGGTGCCGGCCGTGCGCAGGGAGCCGCAGCGCGGGCAGCTCCAGTCGTACAGGTCTCCGCTCGCGGCCTCTTCTTGGCAGCGCCGCAGCACCAGCGCGACCGGCGGCAAGTCCGTCTCCTCGCGGATGAGGCGGGAAACGGCAGCGAGCGCCGCCCCGGTGCTCACCCGCGCCTGAGCGAGCGCCGCCACGTACACGGCCTCACTCTCCCGCCCCCAGCTCCCGCGCGGCCATGCCGCCGCCAACATCTGAACGGCCTTCAGCAGCTCGCGTGGGTCCGCCGCCGAGCGCCTTGCGACCTCCGTTGCCATTGTCGTTCCCTCCGTTCAGGCCGAATGCCTCGGCCGCAGTCGTCATCACGTCCATCAGGCGACGGTCCCCGCGAGCGTCCATCGAGCCGTGCTGCTCCCCTTCCGCCCACTCGTACCAGCGGGCACGAGCGCCCTTGGGTGGCTTGGCCAGGAACGTACGGGCGTGCTGCATCTTGCAGTCGGTCGCGGTGCAGTGGTCGCGGTAGATTCGGGCGGCCGTCAGCAGGTCCGCCCGCTCCGCTCCCTTGTCCCTCCAGAAGCGGTACAGCCGTTCGGCGTCGGCCTTGCTCCCGATACGGCCGTACTCCGCCCACCACTCTGTGAAGTCGTCGTCGGTCACGTCGGGTTGCTTTGCCGATTCGGCAATCGCCGCATGTTCTTGACGACATTCGTCGTTATCGCGCTCGCCGGCGGGAGCTTCAGCTTCCGCCAACGCTCTTAAAGAACCGGACCGGACCGGACCGGACCGGACCGGACCGGACCGGGGACCGAGTACGGTGTCTGTACGGTGTCTGTACGGTGTCTGTACAGAATCTGTACGGACTTCCTTACCTGTCGGTACGGCATCCTCGACTACTCTGTAGGAGCACCGTCGCCAGCGCTTTCCGTCCGTCGAGACGCCTTCGGGACGTTCGCAGATGAGCCACGGCGGTAGCGGCAGGTCTGGCTGTTGTGGGTTACGCGGTAGCTCGTGCTTGTGGAACGAGCTGATGTAGAGGCAGCGCTTGCCCTCCGCCTCGTAGGGGATGAGCTTGCCGTCCGCGACCAGCTCGTCCCGCCACTGCGCCAGTACCTCCACGCTGATATCCGCGTCCAGCGGGGACGGCCAGAGCAGCACCTTCCACGTCAGCGGGTCATCCTCCAGGCACCCGGAGTCTTCCGCCAGCGCCCAGAGTCCGCTGTACGTGGTCCGCTTGTCGCGCGGCCATCGCAGCAGCTCGCCGTCGCTGAAGTAGTCGGCCTTGCGGATGCGGTTGCGGAGACGGGCCATCAGGTCTCGCCCTTGTCCAGCCAGCGCGTCGGCAGCCAGCACTTGCGACCCGCGTACTCCCTTAGCCGCTGGGGTTCCTTCGGCATCCGCACGAGCGATGCCATGCCGTTAGGCGAGCGGTCCAGGACTTCCACGGCGGTACCCTCCTCGCCGACCCAGACGCCGCCCGCGTTGCCGTTGATGGTGGCGGTCACGACGCACCGCCTCTTACGTATGGCGGGATGAGCCAGCGGAGCGGCAGGAGCACGCCGCGCTGGCGGTCGTAATCCCCGCCGCGTGTCCTGCGCCGTTCGCGGTACGCGAGACGGCAGAGCTGGAGCAGGCGGCGCGTCGGCACCAGCAGCCACGTGTTGGCGTCGTACTCCAGCGCCCACGTATCGGCCTGCGTGGTGGCGATACCGGAGGGTCCGCTGGCCTGCGCGTACTCGATGAACAGGTTGCCGGTCCGCACCGTCCCGCAGTCGCGCTTGTGCTCGATGAGCTGCGTGCCGCGCGAGAGAAGGACCATGGCCAGAGCCGCCTCCCGCTGCTGGAACTTGCGGAGGTCGATGTCGAATCCAGCTCGCGTGAGTACTTCCGTCATGGGCTTTCCCTCCCGACCACTAACCCTCCGCAGAGACGGGTAGCAGCCTCGAAGTCGGCCAGCTCGTCGGCCGTCACTTCACGGGCACCGTCCGCCTCTGCGTAGTAGGGCACCAGCAGGTAGCCGGTGCCGTCGCGCTTCGCCTTGGAGACGTAGAACGGCCCATCCTCACGAGGGCGCATGATGACGCTCATCCCGACCACCCCGCCGCATCGTCCGTCAGCGCTCGGAGGGTCACGCCTCCGGCCGACTCCCACCACTCCACGAACGCCTGGGTGGGGAAGCGCTTGGTGCGGCCGGAGACGATGCACGGGACGTAGCGGCTCGCCGCCGCCCGGTCACCTTGACGCATGGCTGCGTCGTAGCGGATGCCGTGGTGGTAGACGGTCGACTCGGCTACGCCCATGACGTGAGCGACCTGCCACGCTGGGGTGAACGGCCAGTCCAACTGTTCGGCCAACGGGGCGCGAGGGTCGAAACCCTCGCGCCACGCGGCCCGCTTCGCTTCTATCTGCGGGGAGGCCATGAGTCACGACTCCCCAAAGGGGACGAAGACGGACGCCTCGATGGTGAAGTCCGCGTCCCCGGTAGTTTCGTCGTCGTCCAGGAAGCCGTCGACCACCTCGCCCGTCTCCGGGTCCACGTCCGGGTCCGGCGTAGAGTCCGCGCCGATGCGGTCGGCCACGCGGTCGGCAAGGTCGGACGGCTCACGCGGCGTCTCCGCCACGCCTGCCGCCACGCGGTCGTTGAACAGGGCATCGCTGTCGGCCTGTAGCGCCGCCGCCAGTCGCTCGGACTCCTTCGGGGCCAGCTTCAGAGCTTGGATGAGGACCGTCTTGGCTCCCATCGCGGCGTAGTCACTCACCCACGGCCCCACGACCGCGCCGCCCTTGTTCGTCGGCGCGAAGCGGTCCCGGATGGCGTCCACGTCGGGACGGCGCATGACCTTCATCAGCTTGCCGCCGTTACGCAACCGCACCACGGCGTAGAAGGCCATTACGTCCTCGTCTCGGCGCTCGCCCTCCATGTCGGGGACGTGCTCGATGCGCGGGTCCGAGCCGAGCTGGTAGGTGAAGTGGTCGCCTCGGTAGACCGCCTCGGCCACGATGTCCGAGACTTCCCCGGAGCGGTACGCGAGCTGCGCAAGGCCCATATAGCCGGGCTGAAACTGCGCCTCCATGCTGCGCGTCTTCTTGGAGTAGCGAGGGATGAGGAAGCCTTCCCCGAACATCCCCGGGCGGAGTCCGGCCTGCGCCGCCTTGAGCAAAGCGCCCATGAACGACGGCACGGTGCACTTCTGAAGGTCGGGGTTCATCCGGACCTCCGTCAGCGCGATACGCATCATGGAGTCGGCGGAGATGTGCGCCGGGAGCGCCGCCGCCACCTGCCGCTTGAAGGACTCGGAGCTGAACACGTCCAGCACGCTCTGCGGCGTGCCGTTCCTTGCCGGAGCCTGTGCGTCACGCGTAGCGACGGCCTGTGAGTCAGTCATTTGGTCTCC